CACATCGATCTTCTCTTCATCCAAATTCTTGCAGATCCGAGTAAGGATCTCATCGTGGCGCCAGTTTGGCCGGGCTCTCCAATCCTTGTCGTGAGCCTCCACGATGCCTGCGATTTTCCGGTGGTGGTCCATCAAGGGATCTTGTCCTCTGCGCTTGCGGATAGGGGCAGGGCCCGCCGCGACGGGCTCCGTGTCGCTTCGGCCGCCGGTAGCGACCTGAGACACTGGCGGCCCTTCTTCTATCACCCACCATGCTGGTGGGCAAGCGCCCATCTGATCGAGTCGCCGCCCGGCGGAGACGTCACCTGACATCCGCAAAAACTCTTTTTTGCGATCCCGCATCTGTTTCTCGGCCGCTTGATCCCCTCTCTCGACAAACCGGGTAATGTACTCGTCGCAATGTTGAGCCGAAAGCAGGATGCAGAACGACATGAAGCGAGCGTCAGGATGCGTGCTCTCTTTACGAATTGAGTCTAGCCAGACATCAACAGCCTGATCGGGATAATCGAAAGTTCGTCCCAGCACTGCTATCGTTTGTCTCACGAGCCGCTGGAAGGCTCGCACCAGCGCTTTTTCCATGCCAGGGGAGCCGCTTCCTAGCAAGTGCCATGCTGGTTCGTAATCAGCGGATTGGTTGACTTCCGCTACCGTTTGCTCTTCTGCTGATTCCGGCATTCGCTTTCCCCTCATGCGATCCCGTTCCCTCAAGGTGAGGGAGCCGCCAGCGGAGGGATACCCGCTTGTCACCTGGCCTGGCTAGGCGGCCACAAACAGGGTAGCCACAAAAACACGCGAGCGCAATCATGTTTAGGGCCAAAAGTACTAGCGGGACCGAAGGGCGGCGCTCGTTTCGTCTTCCCTCAAATGATGCGCTGGCGCATCATTTGAGCTGCCCCGTATTCCCCCACAGCTCCCTAAACGCAGTCACCGCTTCCTGCTCGGACAAATACGCCGTCAACGGCGCATTTGACATCAGGGATGTGTAGGCTACCAACCCCATTACCTCACCCCCGAGTCGTTTCCTCGATCGCGCCGGCGCGCTTCAAAAAATCAGCAAAACAATTACAGACAGACGCTTTGGGGCTACGCTTCTTGCATGACGCCAACAGTTGACGAACATGCAACACGGTTCAATCTGCGGTCTAACCGGGCGGCGCTGGGCCTGTCGCAAAGCAAGCTGGCGCGAGAGTCCGGTGTGCCGAGATTCAAAATAAACACCACCGAGCTCGGGGGTGCGCAACTCACGCACGAACAGGAAACGCTAGTCCGGGCTGCGCTTGAGCGGGAAGCACGGCGGCTCGCGGCCGCCGCATCCAGCTTCCACACGGAGAGCGCCCGTGGTAGCGCAGCCACCATGGAGAACGGAGCGTACGTCTAATGGGCGCACTAGGAGCGGCAATCTCAGCACAAGCTAACTTGTCCAACCTCAAGGTTGAGAACCCGATGACGCAGTATGCGCAGTATCAGCAAGCGCAATCCGCGCAAGCCGACGCCGCACTTCGGCAACAGCAGGCTCAGACCCAGCAGCAGTTGACCCAGCAGGAACAAATCAAAGTCCAGGAGATGCAACAGCAGCAGCAATCCCAGGATGCTTTGAAGCGAGCTTACATGGAAGTCTACGCCGGCGGCGCCACTGCACCGCAAGCTGTACCGCAAGCCAATTCACAAGCTGTGCCGCAGGGCCGAGAACTGACCTCCGGTCAATCGGGCGGAGCACTGGCACCCGGGATGGTTGGCGTTCCGGGGTCGGCTCTAGCTCCGCAGGTCGCTCCGCAGGGCGCTCCGCAGGGTGGTCCACAAGGTGGTCCGGTTGGACAGCTTCCTCAATCCCAGTCGGATGCGGTAGCAAGGCTCGCGCTGAAATATGGCGCGACGCCGGGCGCGGTGCAAACCTTTCAGACTGCACAGTTGGCGTACCACAAGTCCCTCACCGATTCCAGCAAAGACGACCTGGACCTTCAAGACAAGCACTCCGCGGAAGCATTGAACATTTTCGGCCCGCTCGCGCAGCTACCGCCGGCTCAGCTAGCCCAGCAGTGGAACCCGGCGATGTCGTTGGTCCTGAAGCGCGGCGATGTTAGCACGGACGATCTTGCGAAAATTGGCATTGATCCCAGCACAGTGCCCGATGCGCAGCACCTTCAGTTTCTGGTGAGTATGCTCAACGGCCATCAGAACGATGTCAACCAGGAACAGAAAAACCGCGAAATCGCGGCCAAAGAGACCGAAGCGAATACCGGCGCTACCAAGGAAGCCGCGGAGCAGCCGGGCCAAGCGGCCGCATCCGACATTGCGGTGAGCAAGTCAAACGCTGTCAAAGGGTGGCAGCAGAATCCCCAGAATCTCCTGTCCACGGTGGACAATATTTTCCCACCTCAGGTCCCTGGCAACGCGATCCGCAATGGCAATTACAAGAGCATGCTTAGGTTCGCGATAGGTCAAGGCGACTTCGACGGTGTGAATAAAATCATGGAGAAGGCGAACGATGAAGCCGGGGATATTGCGAAACAGACCAATCCCCTGGTGCAGCAAGGCAAGATCGCTGTGTCGGCCGCCGAAGGCAAAGCGCACGCCGCCGCCACCATAGCTGCCCAGCAGGCGCAGTATGCCGGTACGCCCATGGCCAACGTGCCGCCGCATTTAGTGCAGGCGGCCGCCACCGACTACAAGAAGGCCACAGACGACCACGATGGGGCAGTGCAGGCAGCCGACGACATGCAGACGTTCACCAACCTTGCCCGGCAGGGAAACAAGATTGCCTACGCCTACTCGCCGGTAGAGGGCGTCCTGACCCTAAATACCGGCCGTGGCGTGAAGCGCGTCAACATGAGCGAAATAGAAGCCTACGGCGGCGCCGGTTCGGCCATGGATCGGGTGAAGGGGTGGCTGGGCAAGCAAACCTCTGGTGCGTCAATCCCGGCGTCTGTGTTGAATGATATGGACACGCTGCACCAGGCTATCCGGGGGAACGCCGACAATCTCTATGCAAACAAGGTCGATTCCACCAACAAGACTTTTGGATCAAACTTCCAACCGATCGTGCGGCCCAAGGCGCAACAAAGCGCAGGTGGGGCCACTGTCCCACCGAACGTGAAAACGTTGCTTTCCCAGCCAAATGTCACTCCTGGAGTGCACAAGCTTAGTGATGGAACGAGCTGGATGAAGGACGCGGACGGCAGCATCACCAAGCAATAACATGGGAAGCCCTCTATCAATCGTCGATTCGCAGCCTCTTCCGGCTCAGCCGCCCAACGGTTCTACCGGTGGTCTGCAAATCGTGGAGAGCAAGCCATTGGGAGCATCCAATGCAACTGAGCCGGAGAGCTTCTGGCAGGGTGTTGGCAAGAACCTGAACCCGATCCCGCTGCTCAAGACGATTTACGATGCAGCTAACGACGCCCAGACCGAACATCCCATAGCCAGCATGCTCCTGGGTCCGCAGACCACGGTCTACGAGCTCGGCAAGAAGGTACTCCCAGGCTTGATTCAGGCTCATAAAGAGCAGTGGGACAAGGCCACGCAAGCCTACAGCGAAGGGCGGTACAGCGAAGCCGCGGGACACCTGTTGGCGACGGCGTTGCCTGGTATTGGGCCAGCTGCAGCGAATGCAGGTGAAACCATTGGATCGGGTAACATCGCGGGTGGGTTGGGCGAAGCGGCCGGACTCGTAGCGCCCTTCGTCGCCGGACCGGCAGTAAAATCCGTCGCACAAGCCGCCGGCATTCCCGAGGCGCTGGGGGGCTCAGCCGAAAAACAGTACTCATCCGCCCTCAACGCGACGACGAAGGGAAACAAGGCCCTAAGCGCGGACATTACGCCTCAGCTGATTGATCGGCGCGTAACGGGCAGCGTGAAATCCATACAAGCGCAAGCCGCATCGAAACTAGCCGACGTGGGCCAGCAGCTCTCCGATGCATACCAGGATCTTCCAGCGGGTGCATCCATCCCGCTAGCGGACGTGCAGGCCAAAATCAGCCAAGCCGCCAACGATGCTTTCACGGTTCCAACCAAAACCGGCCCGGTTTCGGCGAGTCCCGTTGCGGATGCCGGATTGAATCATGCGGCCGAACTCAACAATCGCCTGTTGGCAGCATCCGATGTTGATCAAACGACCGGTGAGCGAACCATTTCGGTAGACACGGCACGGCGGTTGCGGCAGTACTACGATAGCGTGGCAGCTCAAGCCGGCCGCTATAACGGAACGGCGCTGGCTGATCAGAGCGCGGCGGCTGCACACGGGCAAGCAGCGGATGCGATCCGCTCCCAGCTAGCGAGCGACTTTCCCGACATTGCGAAAATCAACAAGGAATACAGCTTTTGGTCCGATGTTAATCAGGTCACCTCGGACACGCTCTTGCGACGGCAGGGGCAAGCCAGTTCACCGCTGAGCGTTCATCTGGCTCGTGGCGCTGGCCAAGTTGCCGGAGCAGCGGTAGGAGGACCGGTGGGCGCCGTGACTGGAGGCGTCCTAGCGAATACGCTGCAAAAGCTGTTCAACGGCGGAAGCTGGAAGACAACCAGCGCGGTCTTGAAGGATCGATTGGCGGATGCCCTGGCCTCCGGGAACCAGGGCGCTATAGGCTTCTATGCGACGCAAGCGATGCGGGCCAGTGGCGCGCTCTCTTCTGGAGCTCCAGCCACAGCGATGCCGGGAACCACTCTGCCGATGGCTGCGAGTAACAATCAACCGCAGCCGATGGCGCAGTAGAGCACTGAGGATTTCTCACCATGGATGACAAAGTGAAGCAGATCGCAGACGAAGAGCAAAAACGCGCGCCATTTGGATTTGGGGCGGTGATAAGGGGCATCGGCGAGCTGAGGGGGCCGTTTACCCGGCCAGTCGAGCACGCCACGCCGGCTGATCCAGCTTTGAGTGCGGAGACGCTGAATGCCGAGGGTTTGAAGCGCCTCGCCGCAACCGCGTCGCCTGACGTTGAGATACTCAGGTCCGGACTGCGATCCCGCAAACTTGCCGAGAGGCTCGATGCCGCCATGTGGGTTGCACGGTTCGATGATAAGCCGGGGTTTGAATTTCTTCGACCATTGCGCACCCGCGCCGCCGGGATAGTTGCCGACGCAATGAGTTTCCGAACCGAGCCCGTGTTGTCAACCGCGGCGGCCCATGAGATCGACACTGAGTTGCTCCAGCTTCTTTATGAGCGCTCGGGGACCGGGTTTCTTACCGCCGTCGAACAAGTTGAGAGAAAAGCACGCCATTGGGTCAATTGATGGCTCGCAAGGCCGGTTCTGCCCGATTGGCCGGAGGCCAGTCTTCGGCCTTGGGGAGACCACCCAAGCTCCAGTTCGTGCAGCTTGAAGGCGCAACAGCAGTAAACGACGCCTTTGACCGCATGGACGCTTCGGTGTGGCTGTCACTATATGCGTCCACCAACACATCGAGACCCGCACGCCGAAGCCGTAAAAAGCGGCGCGGTCCAAGAATAAGGCACGGCGGGCGACCCCAAGGAATCAAATCCTTGCCACTTAAACTCAGGGATTCACGCGTCGCTGGTGACCGGGTGACACTGGACATCCTCCGGGCAGGAACGACAGCGTGAAACGTGAAGTTAAGGGCGCTAGTAGTACCAAGCCGAATTCAGAGCAGCCGGATACCGGCAAGCTCAACAAAACTCTACACTTAAAAAGGGACGGAAGCATTTCAGCGGCATCGAAGGCGGCATTTCTGGCCGCTTTCTCAAGGTGTGCGAGCGTGACCGCATCAGCGAAGCGCGTCAGGCTCGATCGCTCGAATCACTACCAATGGATGCGTGATGATCCGACCTACGCAAAAGCGTTTGAAGCTACCCGCACCGAAGCGGCAGACGCGCTGGAAGACGAGGCTTCGCGCCGCGCCTTCGCGGGAAGCGATGTGCTGCTCATATTCTTGCTCAAAGGATTGAAGCCTGAGAAGTACCGCGAAAGAACCGAAGTTCAGCTGAAGGATTCCGAGGGCTTGCTCCAGCGCCTGGCGGAAGGTCGCAGGCGCGCCGCGGCGCGGGAGTAAGCGATGCCGGCCGCAAATGTCGATCTGGAACTTGCTGAAGCGGTAGCCCAGTATTACGACGATCCCTTCGGCTTCGTCCTCTTCGCGTATCCGTGGGGCCAACCAGGGCCGCTAGAGGGCGAGACGGGGCCCGATGAGAACCAGGCAGAGTTTCTCCGATCGCTCGGCGAAGAAGTGAAGGCTCGCCGGTTCGATGGCAAGACGCCGTGCATGCCCATTCGCATGGCGGAAAGTTCAGGCCACGGTACCGGCAAGAGCGCAATGGGCGCCTGGATTGCCGACTGGATCTTGAGCACGCGGCCGAATTCGATCGGAACGGTTACGGCCGGAACAGCAACGCAGCTTGAGGAGCGCACCTGGGCAGCCATACAGTACTGGACCCGGCTGTGCATCACAGCACACTGGTTTGAGATTATGGCCGGCGGCATCTACGCCAAGATCAACCCAGACGCGTGGAAGTTGGTTTCCCAAACCTGCAAAGAAGAAAACGCACAATCCTTCGCGGGCCAGCATGCGCGAACCTCGACCAGCTGGTACCTCTTCGACGAGGCCAGCACTGTGCCGGATGCCATCTGGCGGGTTGCCTTCGGTGGACTGACAGACGGGGAACCGATGTTCTTCGCCTGGGGCCAGCCCGAGCGAAACACCGGGCAGTTCTACGAAGTGTGTTTTGGCAGAGAGCGAGACAGATGGAATCACCGCAATGTTGACAGCCGGAATTCGCGCTTCACGAACAAGCAGCTAATTCAGGAATGGCTTAGAGACTACGGCGAGGATAGCGATTGGTGCAGGGTTCGTATCTTTGGCTTACCGCCGCGGGCTTCTGAGCTGCAATTCATCGACAAGGAGCGCATCGAAGAAGCTCGGAAGCGCCGCGTGGAAGTGCTGGATGGTGAACCGCTGATCTGTGGCGTGGATGTCTCAGGTGGTGGTGCAGCTTGGAACATTCTACGTTTCCGTCGCGGGTTGGACGCCCGCAGTATCCCGGCGATCCGCATTCCTGGTGAGCACGGCCGCGACCGTGAGCTCATGGTCGCCAAATGCGCTGAGGTGCTGTCCGACAAAGAACTAGACGTGCGCATGATGTTTATTGATGCAGCCTTTGGCGCGGTGATCGTTGAGCGGCTGAAAATGCTGGGCTATCGCAACGTGATGGAGGTGAACTTCGGCGGCGAATCGCCGAATGTGCATCAGCTGAACAAACGCGCTTACATGTACAACCTGATGAAAGACTGGCTGGTCAAGGGATCGATCGACGAGGACGAGCGGCTCGCGGTTGACCTGGCGAC